CGCATCGCGCTGCGCCGGCAGGCTAGGCTTGACGTAGGAGACCGCGCCGAAGATCCCGTGGTACTGCGGCAGGCACTCGATCAAGACGTCATGTCCTTGGCCGGCAAGGTGCCGCGCAATCGGCAAGATTCGCACGATGTCCCCGAGGCGCTGACTGTATGCGAGGCAGATTTTCACCGCTGGAAAATCATCGTGAGGATGTTCGGGTACTTGCCGTCGCCGTTGCGGACAGCGTCCTCCGGGTTGCCGAGATAGACCGGCTTGTAGTTGTGCTCCGCAAACGTAGCGCAAAGCGCGTCAGGCGTGAAGTGCCAGAGATGTTCGCCGGGCCTCCGATGCTTCCAGTTCGCGAACCATTCCCCGCCGAGATGCGGATGGAACCAAGGCACCGAAACCATGACGGTGTCGGCGTGCCAATCGCTCGAGATCGGCAGCTTGTCGAAATGCTCGAGTGAATCAAAGAACGTCACGAGCGACCATTTGCGCTTGTTCCAGTCCGGGCAGACATCGACGAAAGGCGGCGGCGCGTAGGGCGAAACGTCGAAGCCGGCGATTCGCGCTTCCGGTCGGTAACGGTGCAGCATTTCGAGGAATGCGCCGGTTCCGAAGCCGACATCGCAGACGCTCGCGACATCGCCGCAGACTTGTAGAGCAAGCTCGACGCGGATCTTCGAGAGAAGTTGCTGCGGGTATTTCTCGTACCTTGCGACGTAGGCGTGGTCGTAATTAGCCCGGATGGTCCGGTCGATTGAGTAGCACGCGCCCGTCCGTTTGTCCGTTTCGTAGCCGTCGAAGGTCATGGGTTGCGCTCCTTGAACAGCGCCTCGCCGCGCTTGTAGCGTTCGGTCGTGTTGTTGTGTTGGTACGTGGCATCCATCTGCGCTTTCCCGAACGCTGGGTGCATATGCTGAAAGGTGATCGAAGAGCGCAAATCTAGCACGACGCCGTCGCCCCACGCTCGATGCGAAAACTCGTTGTCGCTGAAGACCGACTCGTAGCCCTCGAAGAAAAGATGTCCCTGCTTCTCGTAGCGCGCCCGCGAGAGAATCGCCATGCAGAGCAGGTCGTCCTTGCGCGTTCCGTCGCTGATCGCGAGGACAACCTCGTCGCGTGCGAGGTTCTTATCCTTTACAGCGCCAAGCAGGCTTTCGTCCCATCCAAGCGACGGCACCCAATCGTCTGACAACTGCACGAGCAGATCGCCTTTCGCCTTCGCCGCGGCGAGATTCCAAGCGGCAACGCAGGATTTGCCCGTAGACATGACCGAGACGAATTGCCGAGCCATACCAACCGAGACCGCGTCGTCTGAATCTACCGCGAAGATGTGTTCGATCTGTTCCGGCTTGGTCGCCGTCGTCATCCAAAGTTCACGGCACCCGACCGCACGAGATGACCTTCCTCGCGTTGCGTGCAGAAGCGAGATGCGAGGCTTCCGTTCGCCGTGAACTTTGTGCTGAAAGGTCTCCGCTTCTTCGTCCCTTCCGTTGAGCCGTAGCGCCCGCGCCATCAGATCCGCGCCGGCCCAGCCGTACCATTTCGCCTCGTGGGTCCAAGGCCGGTCTGGCTCCTGTGGCTCCGGTAATTCCATCATGCGAGACGCCCACCAAAGCGCCTTCCGTGGATGTTCGCGCTCGAAGTTGAGCAGCACCATCGCGGCATACGCTTCGCGGCACCACGGGAAAACCTCAAGGGCGCGCAGGATATCCTCGGATGCGTCGTGCGCCGCTGTTGCCAATCGCCCGAGGTTGAGCAGCGCCTCGTATCGAAAGGCTGGTGGTAGATTGGAAAAGGAGACTGCAATCCTTCCGAAGCGCACCGCTTTCTCTCGATTGCCTTGGCAGTAGAATTCTTGGTGGAGGTAAAAGTATTGCGTCGCCGCTTCAGCCGATGACCGCTCAAGGATGCGAATATTGCGTGATCTGTTCTCGTGCTTCACTTGAGTCGGCAGGTGTACCCACACCGGCTCTTGATGGTCGAGATGCCGGTCGCCGACGCGGATTAGTAAATTCTCGTGAACGTCGTTGCACCAATGTCGGCCGGCATCAAACGCGCTCCGACGCACCGCACGTTCGCGGAATAGTTTCTTGTTCGTGCCGCGTACATCGTAAGGAAAGCGGACCATCACGACATCGCCTCCGAGTCCCTCAAGATACGGCCGCAAGGTTTCCGGCTTTTCGACGATGTCGTCGCAATCGGCCCAGATCATCCACTCGCCGCTTGATTGCTTGAACGATTGATTTCGAGCCGCGGCGAACGAATCAACGTGCTCCCACTTCTCCGCTCCGACGCCGTTCTTGTACTCCGAGAAGACGAACGCCTTCCCGTTTTGTTCGCACCATGCGTCGGCACGCATCACCGTGTCGTCGGGTATCTTCGCTCCGATAGCGCGGACGAGCGAAAGCTCATCGAACGCCGGAGCGAAAGCCTCTAGGAACCGCTCGATGTAGACCGACTCGTTGCCGCAGATGACGCAAAGCGATAGGCGCATGGCGCTGCGTGAGGCGTAAAAATCAGACCGACCGAATCGCTAGGTAGAAATCAACGAGCGACTCCGGCCAAAGCCATTGCGGAACAGACCGGAAATCCTTATAGGTCGAGGAAACCCAGAATGGCGTCGAGCTCTTCGCAAGGTTCACGTTTGCCGGTAGAACCTGCAAATTCTGGTGATGATGAAAGCCGCCGTGCTTGATTGGGATGATGTGGTCGACGTGATGCTCAATGCCGGTCTCCGCAGTCATCCGCTTTGCCTCCTCGTGCAGACGTAGCTCGACGCTTTGGTCATGCTGCGGGTGATGCAGAGATCGCTTGATTGCGCGACGTTTTGCTGCGCGTTGGTTGATTCGATGAGGATTTGCGGAGGCCCAATCCTTCACTCGTTTTTCATTATTTTTGCGGACGTCGAAACGATCAGCGTAACGCTGGCGACAATATGCAGCGTAAGCCTCTCGATAAGCAGGAGAACGACGCATTTTTTTCATGTTCTCTCTGCAAAGCCTTCGACTTTTTTCTAGGACAGACGGATCACTCCATTGTTCACCATTGGCATATCCGACGCCGTAACCACAAAAAACTTTGCCGTCCTCTCTCTTGGTTCCCGCTTTTATTCTACTACATTTATTAGCACGCAGCCATTCCCGCATTTCGGCGTGCTTTTGTTTTCGTTCAAGAAATCCAATACCGTACCAAGGGTGCATAAAAAAACCGACGCCCAGTTAAGGGCGCCGGTTTAGTTTAAGCAAACGTATTCTTATGAATACTGGGTCGCTATGAGCTGGCCGGCGTTGCTGTTGACGACCTTCTCGGCGACGTAGTGCGAAGCGCGAACGATGTTCGACTTCACGCTCTCGTCGCGGTAGGTGAACACGCCCACCGCGGGACCGTACTCGGACCAGTTCAGCGTGAAGCCAGCGCCACCGCCGAAGAAGCCGGTAGAGGCCTCGGTCACGGAACCGACCCAGATGTAGGTGTTCGACCAGACCTGCGAGCTCGAGAAGGCGACGCCTTCCGGCGCGCTGTCGTAGCTCGAACGGCCGATCAGCACCTCGGACACGCCGAACACTTCAGCAGCGGCCTGCGTCGAAGCGTTGAGGATCGTGTCGCTCGAAAGACCAGCGCCGCGGAGGCGGTTCTGGAACTTCGTGCTGGCGCGGATGCGGGTCCAGACGGGCGAACTCATCACAACGCGGAGGTTGCTGGTCGCCTCACCCTTCGCGAGCAAGCGGTCGATAGCCTCCTGCACGTCAGCGCCGACGTCGAACGTCGCCAGATTGGCGGTCGTGTACGCGGTACCGGAGTTGGTCGAGGTGAAGGTGCTCGAGTCGAAGATCTTCGCAGCGACGCGAAGCTCGTGACCCAGCAGCAGCTTGCGCTGCGCGAGCTTGGCCGAAACCACCTCGGCGTCGAAGAAGCGGGAAACGTCGAGCGCGACGGTATCGTCTACGCCCATTTCCACGCCGTACTCCTGCGCGATGTAGGTCTCTTGATTGTAAGCCTGCGTCGCACGCGGATAGCTCGAGTTGGGCGAACGCTGCTTGATCTCGTTCTTCAGCAGTTGGCCCTCTTTCAGAAGGAAAGAAGGATACTGCCCGGCGCGAACCGGAACGGGAAGGATGGGCATGACGCGAGTTCCGACGAGACCGGCCTCCCAGTCTTTCGCCTGCTCGAGAACGCCAGCGATGTCTCCGCGGAAAACCGCGGCTGCATTGGTGTACATGGTAAGAAGTTCCTTTCTTTAAGGGTTAGATGTTCTTCGGAAGGAACTCGATCACCGCGCCATTGCTGGAGGTGGTCGTGAGCGCCTTGCCGATGGTGACCGTGCCGCTCGTCGCGAGCACGCCGGACGAACCGAGATACAGCGTGTCGCCAACGGTCACGGGACCGGTGCCGATGACGCCCTTCTGGGTGCCGAAGTTGGTCAGGAAAGCGACCGTGACGTAGTCGCCAGAGGCGGCGTCGATCCGGGCGAAGCCGTCGCAAGCGGTGCTGGACGAAAGCCCAACGCCGCGGTTGTTGCTGATGACCACGCCGTAGAAGGCGGTGATCGCGGAATTGGCAAGGAACGTGCCCGTGCCGAGGTAGTTAGTAGCCATGATGGGTTACAGGTTAGAGTTTGATCTTCTCGCCGGCCTGCACGCGGGAGCGGTAGGCGACGTAAAGGTCGGAATTGTTTTTGATGCAGAAGGAGATCGCAGCGGCCTTGTCGCCCTTGAGTTCGGCGGCTTTCTCGGCGACGAGCGCCTCAAAGGTCTTCGCCTCGACTTTAGGAGCGGGAGCCTCGGACGACACGGCCGGAGCGGCAGGCGCGCCGATGGTCTTCGCGAACTCCTTCAGAGCGGCTTGAGCGGCTTCCTTGGCGGCGAGTTCGACCGACTCGGTCTTCTTCGCTTCCATAGCGGCCGGCTTGTCTTCGGGCTTCGGCAGCATCGACTCGAGCTTCGAGAGACGCTCACCGTAGGCCATCATCGCCGACTCGATCATGCCGGCGACGGCTTTCTTCATGTCTTCGTTCATTTCGGGATTGGGTTCGATTTCGATTGAGACGCCAGAGGCGTCGTTGAACTTGTTCATCATACGGGAAAAAAGTCCGTCCTTGTTCGCGGCCGGCTCGCTCACGAGATCAACCGAGTAGATCTCCGAACAGCGTTGCAGCACGGTGCGCTTGTCGCTCGCGAGTTCAGTCGGCCCGGAGAACGCGATGGAAAGGCCGAAGGTGTCCGGGATCTTCTCGGCGATCTCGAGGACGTAGTCGCGATGCGGAGAGTTCTCGAGGAGGTTCAGATCGCCGAGCAGCTTGGTTCCGTCGATCCGCAGATTTGAGACGTAGCCGATAATATCGCCAGCGCCGCCCGAGTGATCGAGCTTAACCTTGAGCCCGCCTTCGTATTGAGCCGCCGCGGCCTTTACTTGCTCGAGCGTCTTTGCGTCAACCTGCACGCCATGACCTAGCGCCGGTCCTTCGGAGATCAGCGAGACGCCGCGGATAACTCCGGCACCGCGGTCGATCTGCCCGGCAGCAGTCGAGAATGTGATTGTGGGCGTAGCCATCTCAAATGTCGTTTGCGTTAAAATCACCGCGATCTTTTATCATCCGCGGTTTGACGTCGGCGATACGCAGTCACGCGCACGACCTTTTTCGATATGTCGTCCCAGACCGGGAACTGCTGCGCCTCAACCGTCTTTGATCGTAGCGCGGGTCCGAGCAGCACTCGAACATTTTCGACGCTGCACTCTAATTGTTCAGCGACTTTTTCGCGCGAGTCCCAGCCCGGCGGGAGGACGTATGTCTTGCGATTCTGCGCGTCAACTAGCTGCTTCCAGTTCATAACTTGAGGAGCGCAGCGAAGTGCGACTCTCCTTCGATGATTGGGATGTTGAGATGAAGGAACGCGCCGCCTTCGGCGACGAGTTGCACGGCATAACCGTGGGACCAGTCAGTCGGCGCGGTATGCTGCCAGAGTGGTTGCAGCTGGCAAAGGCAACCGGGATTCCACGCTCCGATCACTCCTGACGAGATTCGGCGCACGATATTCGATTGCGCTCGATGAGTGTGGCCGAAAACGCAGTTTCCGGCGATCTTGTCGACGGTCGCGCTGACCGCGTTCCTAGCGGTGGAAACGCCGTGGAAGAAAAAGCATTTGCCACGCTTTATTACTCCCGGCACCGGGAGGTTATCGTAGAACTCGCCTTGCCGATAATAGGATATCCCGCGCTCCTTGAGTCCGAGTCTGAATTCCGGCGCGAGCAATCGCCGAAGACCCTCGGCGTCTTTCTTGTGACGCAAGACCTGCGTGACGCACCATGTCTCGACCCGTCGCTCGTGGTTTCCCTCGAGGTATTCGATACGCGCACGAGGAGCAGCGGCTTGCAGCGCATTGAGAAACGTTTTCGCAGCGTCGAGGTCTTCCTCGTAGGTGTAGTCGGTTTCGGCGACGTAGCCCATGACGTGATGCTGCGCGAGAAAGCCGCCGCAATCGACGTGGTCGCCGAGGAGGATAATCTCCTGCGGATCGAGCGCCTTGATATCGGTGAGCATCGCGGCGACCGCCTGCTTGTCGATCAGGCAACCGTGCGTGTCCGGGATAATGACGCGAACAATGTCGCTCCCGGATCTGCGACGAGCAACGCCTGCCGCCGGGATCTTCGTCCTTCGCGCTTTTGTCGCGTTCTCGAGCGCGGCACGCGCTACCTCGAGTTCCTTACGCAGCGAGGCGATCTCGGACTCGTGGACTTTGCGCGACTCGTCGCGCTGTACTGCGGACCAGTCTGTCATTGGGTCAGCGATCTTTCTGCGCGAGATACTCTCGCCGCCAACGCCACAAGAGATACAGAATTCCGATGAGCGAACCGATCAGCCCGGCCCATTCGTTCGCTTGTGCGACTACGGTCGCGGATACGGTCGGCAGCGATGCCGCAAGAAAATCGGTTAGCTTCAAATTGTTCATGGCATAAAATCTCAACGCTTCGCAACGCCGCTCACATAACCAACCGCACCGCCTACAAGAGCCGAACCAAGTCCGGTAAGTAGCTGCGTCGCCGCATCGCTTATGTGGTGGTCTTCGCCGGTTTTTACGGCTAGATAAAATGCACGACCAAAAGCTCCGACCGCGATGATGAGCACCAGCGACACGGCTCCTCGCGCAAGCGTTAAAGCGATACGGTCGCGGATGTGGTGCTTCGGTTGCATAGCTTACTTTCCACGGGAAAGTTGATGCCTTACTCCCAGCCAGAAGTACACGCACGCGAAGGACACGGTCAGAATCTCCGGTTGCAGTCCTGCCAGCTGATCAGCCGGTCGCGTCCAGATGTAAGCGCAGGCACCCGCGACCATGCACGGTCGCACCATCTGCGTGCAAAACGCGGCAATCGTCATCAGGCCGTGCATCCAATTCGACGCACCGGCTGGCGGCGTGTAGCTGCTGCCTGACGTCCCCTCGACCGCTTTGGCGAACGCCTCGACCTCGGCGATGGCGATCTGCTTTTCCTTCAGCGCGGCGATCTCCGCGATGCGGCGTTTGCTCGCGCTCCATTCCTTTGCCTCGCCGACGATTGAGCCGAGGAGTTGCGTCGCGCCGCCGAGAATCGTCCCACCGGCGGCAGAGGCGAGGAATGAGAGCAGGCTCATGGTCAACCTAGCGCGAGCCCGAGCGCGAGCATCGCAGCGCCCGTCACGAACAAGACGAGCGCGGCTTTCCCTAGCAGGTCGGGATCATCCCGCAGCTTGCTGCGGAGGTTCACCAACCGTTGCGAGAGTTCGGATCGCACGTTCCAGAAGTTCATGTTCGGAGCGCGTTCCACGGAATTGCGCCGCGGCTTGCGCGAGGATTTCGAGTGCTTGTTTCGGAGTCAGGGTTTGTTCCATGCGTCACCTCGTATCGTAAAAATCACGCCCGCGTCAGACCGAGGTTGGCCGAGATGCAGTCCAACTGGTACTCGTCGTCTTCGCTGGACGGGCCAGACACCCAGTCGTCCCATTGGACAATGTCCATATCGACATTGCCGTTCTTCAGCACCGCGACGGTCGTCTCCTCATACGTCTCCGTGAGGAACTGGGAGGTGGTGTCAATGGGCGTGCCGTCCAGAGCAACCTTCGGCTCGGGAGCGGGAAGCGGCTGGCCGTCCAGACCGATGCCCTGCGCGACGTAGTTGGGATTGGGAACTTCGCGGGTCTTCTCGACCACCTGCACATCCTGCAACTCGTAGTAGTAGGAGGGCGGCGGGCCTAGACCGATGCTGCGCAGGTAGAGCGTGTTGGCGGTGGCCGGATAGACGGCGACTTCGTTAATTTTGGTCTGCATTGTAGTGAGTGATTAGGTTCCGACGAGTACCTTGTAGGTGTTGCCAGCGGAGTCTTGGATCGTGACGTAGCCGGTGGCCGTTGGGGCTCCGGCGGTGTAGGCGTTATTAAGCCGAAGTGCGCCGCCAAGTTTCATCGTTACCGTACCAGTAGGCACTTCAAAGACGTTAGAAGTAGCGCCGGGATTGGTAAGTACGAAGTCTTGAACGCTACCAGTTTTGCATTGTACAATTAATCCAGCACCAGAAGATGCCCAAACGGAACCGCCTGCCGATGAACCAGCTGTCGCCACAAATTGAGTGGCTGTAGCTTTCCCCGCAAACGTCGCGTTCTGGCTGCTGTCGAGCGTCAGGGCGGTGACTGGCCCGCCGCTACGCAAAATTAGACTACCGGCACTTGCCGTAACATAGAAGTTGCTGCTTGCTGACTCAATCTTGCCTTGAGCAACTCCCGTGTTGTAGAAATACAGACGCGCATCACCAGCTGAATGATTGAGGGAAAGCGTGCCAGCTGCTTCCGTGTAAAGGCTTGTTGCCGTCCCAAACCCAATCCCGCCCGCGCTGGTGGTGTGGCTGGCGAGCTGGAGCTTGCCGTTGCCGGAGTCGGTGGTCGTGCCGACGAGGACGTTGCCGGTGGAGGCAAACGTCGCGGCCAACACGCTGTTGGAATAAATTTTGGTAGAACCCGTGTAACCATGAACGACAAAATCGTTAGCAGTCGTACCAAAAGCCGAGCCGTCACCAATGCCGCCGACGAAAACAGAACCGCTTTTCCAAAGCGTGTAGTTGTTTCCTGCCGTGCTTGGATTGAATAGCGTGTTTCCATTAAACGTGCTCGTCCCCGTCCCGCTGACGGTGAGGTTGCCGGAGAGGGTGACATTGCCAGCGGGTGTCGAACTAAAAGCAAAGGTGTTGGTTGAGCCATTGTAAGCCCAGATTTTGTAGTCTCCAGAGCTTCCAATAAGACCGCTGTACCATTCAACATTCGAAGCCGACAACGCGCCATTTGGAATTGAAGCAAATGCAGCAGAACCCGTATTTGCTGGGCGAATGCTTCGGAATAGCGGACCACCAGATGCGGGAGAATTATCAACCGTACCGCCGCTCACCGTCAGATTGCCGCCAATGTTCGCGGACTTCTCCACGCCCAGCCCGCCCTCGGTGACGATTGCGCCTGTGTCCTTGCTGCTGCTGTCGGTGGTGCCGTTGACGCGCAGCGAACTCGCCATCGTTACGACCGGCGTGATGCTAAACGTCGTCGAGGTTAGCGTCGCGTACTGCGTGCCACCGAGCGCAATTCCGATCTCGTTTGGCTGATGCCGGAAAAAGCCCGTGTCCTGATCGCCGTCGAAGGACAGCGACGGGTTGTTCGCATTGCCGTTGCCCGCGTGAATCGAGCCGCCCGCGACGACGCCTGCGCTCGGAACCGTGAGTCCATTCTCGTCGAAGTACGCGACCTGCGTTCCGCTGACCGATATGCCGAGCGTGTTCGCGGCGGGACGATAGATGCCGGTGTCGGGATCGTTAGTGAAGTGCAGCGAAGGCGAAGCCGCGGTGCCGTCGTCGAGCGTGATGTCGCCGTCGGTCGCCGAGATCGTGATCGCGCCGGGTCCGACCGTGATCGAGACGCCAGCGCCCGCGGTCAGATTGCTCGTGACCCATGACGTGCCGCTGCCGATCAGGACGTCGCCGTCACTCGGAACGGTCGTCAGTTCAGAGAGCGAGGTCGGACCGCCGCCGCCTCCGGTTCCGCGTGCCGCAACGAGAGTCCAGTCAGCCGAAGATCTCGACGGCCGCGTGCGGTTGTTGTCGATGTTCGAGGCGTAGCTGTCGCCGTTGATCGTGACGAAATCGAGCTTGTTGTAGGTTTCTCCGACTTGCCACTTGCCGCGAGGATTTAGGCCGCGAGGTTCCGCAAATTCCTTCCGCAGTTGCTCGATCTCACCGGCACGCGGGAAGCGTGCGAGTTCGGCGCTGACGATCTCCTTTACCGCGCCCGGCAGGCTGGCGGCGTGCTCGGCGATCTTGGCCTCGGCTTGCGCCGCAAGGCGTGCGTTCTCTTCGCGCTCCGCAATAATCGCGTTGTAACGCGCCTGCGTGCTCACCTCGAGACTCTTGGCAAGGTCGGCGATCTTCGTCTCGAGCGCGACCCCCAGCGCGGCCGTTTTGTCCGCGGTCTGCTTCGTCGTCCACTCCTCAAGCTCGGCGCGCAGCTGCGGCTCGGTCTCGTCGAAGACCTTTTCCACCTCGGAATTCAGATGCTCGCGCAGTTGCGGCAACTGCTCGACGAGTTGCTTGAGTTCGCTGCGCTGAATGATCGCAAGTTCGATCAGCCGGTCGATCTGGGTCTGGGTGTCCATTGTGAATTATTTTCCGCTCTTCGGATGCTTGCTCGGCAAAAGATCGTTGTCGGTGGTGTACTTCGGATTCTCGGGTCGGCCGTTCTTCACGAGGTAGAGGAACGCATTGACTCGCGCCAAAGCCCATTGCTGCGACGATTTCACCTCGGGCGAGTGCGACGTATTGTACGCGCCGACGCCGCGCTGGTAGACCGTCTTGAGTTGTCCAATGGTGACACCGTAACCGAGCTTGTCCTTGTACTTCTCGTTAAAGTCGTCGGCCTTCTTTTGCAGCGTCTCCTCGACCTCCTTCGGAACTTCCGCGCCGCGGGTATCTGAAGCGTCGCCCTTCGCGGTTCCTTCGCCCTGCGGGTTTCGATTCGGCGTGTCGCTCTTCGGAGCCTTGTCCGAGCCGACGATTGCGCCGCGTTCTCCGACTTTCGCGAACTGACCCTCGTGCTGCCTCATGCAGACCGCGGTGCGTTGCTCCACGTCCGGGAACTCGGCCGTTGCGACCGGATCAGCCATGCAACGAGCCATGAAGTCGTCGTGCGTCTCGCCGGCGTTCGGCGTCGGCAGGTCGAACTTCTTCGCCTCGAATAGTTGCGCGGCGGTTTTCCCGAGCACGAACGGCGCAACGTGCGCGGCGCTGCGCTTGTCGAGTTCCTTGCGGTATTGCTCAACCGCGGTCAGCCAGTCGTTCGCGTTCGCAGGCGGTTGCTTGATCGCAAGCTGGATCTCGGTCGCGGCGCTGAACTGTACCTTTTCCGGCTGCTCTGCGCTATTTTCGGTGCGCTGCTTGTTGAGCCGCTCGACGATGGCGTTTGCCCACGTCTGGCCGGCGTCACCGCCCCAGCCGTTCCACGCCTGCCAGCCCTTCCCTTGCTCGTCCCACGTCGAGCCCTGCTTGTCGACTTCGTGCCGGTCAAAGTACGCCTTCATCCGGCGCACCGTATCGGCTGACAGCGGCTTTTTGTTCTGGATGTCGCGGGCGCGAGCGAGACCGACCGCGGTCATCCCGCGCTGCGACGGCGGCTTTGAGGCGCGGATCTCGAGCGCCCGGCGAGCGTTCGCCGCCATCCGGTCGTTTGGAACGTAAGAGTCCTCCGCGAAGTTCACCGTGATCAGATCGGCAGAGGCGTTGACCTGCTCGACCGGAGCGTCGGGCGTTGCGCCTTCGCTCGTGTTCGCCGGCGCATTGTCCACGGTTCCCTTGCCGGTCGTCGCGTTGACCGCGTCAACCGATTGCTGCGTGACCTCGGTTCCGAGCGCCGCGGCCATCGAAGGATTCGCCGGCAACTGCTGGGTCGTCATGCGGATGGCGGTCTCCGGGATCTCGTACTTCTGCGCCAGTTCCTTGACGTAAGCCGCCTCCATCGCGATTTGCTCGAGCCGGCCGAAAGCGTCGGTGCCCTGCTCTGCGGCGATCTCTTGGAGCGACTTCGCGCCCTGCCGATTCTCGTTCATGTTCGCCGCGGATTCGCGGCCGACGTCGATGGTGATCTTCGGCGGGAAGCGCCATTCGCCGCGGGTCGCACGGCGTAAAGCCTGCACCATCGACTCGCCGGTCTGAAGCGGAGGCGGCGGGATCTGCTCGCGAGCGATAGCGTCGAGAATGACCGCGTTCTTGATCGGATCGAGCACCTTGTCCACGAGGACGCCTTGATGCCGGACGAACACGCGATCAGCCGCGGCGAACTCGGCGCGGACGCTCGGACCCTTGAAGTCCTGCGTGCCGAACAAGACGCCTTGCGGAATGCCGATGCCGATTGCGATTTCGTGCATCAAGTGCTGCACGAACCCGGCGAATGCCTGCGACGGCCGCGAGGGCATGACTTCGATGCGGTCCGCGGTTCCGAAGTACCGGATCATGCCGACCTCGGAGAGTTCGTTTTTCTGCGCCTGTCCGCTCGGCAACTGGATCGACGGGTTCGGCGTGAACAGGTTGCGCGGATTTGCCGCGCCCTTGTCAGAGAACACGAGCGCCGCCTGCTGCGAGGCAAAGCGCACGCCGGTCTTTTCGGCCTCAAGTATCGCGTAAAGCATCCGCGCCGACCGAGCGCAGGCGTGGAAGTCGGTGACTCCGCGGAATTGGTCCGAGCGGAACGGGTCGAAGTAATGGCAGAAGTTCGCGGCCGGAACGTCCTCCGGGTCGAAGTAGACTCCGTCACGAGTGACGCGGAAAACGCGATACGCGACCGGACGACCGAACTCGTCGACGATCACGCCTTGATAATAGTTTGTCGGCTCGGCGGTCAGCGCGTTCGGATTTCCGATGCGCGTTGCCGGCACGATCTGAATCTTCAGTTCGTCATCGAGACGCCGCAGGATAAAGCCGAAGTCGCCGTCCACCGGGCGCTCCTCGCAGCCGATCTGCACGAGCTTGCGGAACGAGTGCCGGCCGGTGACATCGGCCCGTTTGCACCAATCGTGGAAATACTCGTTGACGATGTTATTGTAGGCGCGGTCGCCGGTCATCGCCGAGAACTCTTGCGGCGTGCAATAGAGCGAGAACTTGCGCGTGATCTCGCGCGCCTGCGGGAAATTCTCCACGAGGTCGCGTGCCTCCCACATCATCACAATGCGGTCGCGGGTCGTCTGCGTTGATTCGGACGGCTGTCCCCATTGCCTCGGAGCGTAGAGCCGATCCGTGACCGCGGCGTTGTAGTTGAAAAGCTCGCGCTGGATTCGCGCCTCAAGGCGCTTGAGCGCATAGCTCGGCGCGACGGTCTCGATGGCGCGCTCGTACCAAGGCCGCGCTTGCAGAACTTTGCGAAGATCAAACGGCGGGACGTCCATGATTAATTGCCGTTGAAGCTGATAAAAGTGACCGTGTCCGTGTTCCCGTTCGCGTCGTCGATGGCGGCTTGGATCTGGCCGAGCATCTCGTTCAGCCGCCCGAGGTCGGCGCGGGTCACGCTCTTCCCGTTCAGGCTGTAGCTCGTGTTCAGCAAGCACGCACGAATCGCCGCGATCGTCTCGGTCTTGAGAGTCGCGAGCGTCCCGGTATCCAAGCCGAGAAACGGATTGTCGGTCGCCATGCCTTTACGCATGGCGTAAAAACCGAATCTTACACCGTCGGACTTTGGGGCTGGTACTTGATGAAGCCGGCGATCGTCGCCATGCAAAGCATCATCGCGCTCGTGTCCAAGCCGTGGTTCGGCGCGTTGCTTTTGACCTCCCGCCACTCCCAGACGCCGGTGCGGATCTCGACCTTGTGCTCGCCCTTGAGGTGCTCGAGGTACAGCGGATTGACGTCCTCCGGCATTTCCCATTTCAGGTCGCCCTTGCCCTCGATCGCGAGAGAGAGCACGTCCTTAAAGTAATCGCCGCTCCAGTCGTAGTAGTAGACGTCGCCGCCCCGGTAGTCCGAGACCCGAGGCTCGGAGAACGGGAAGTTGACCATCTGACCGGAGCCCTCGTCCCGCATTGTCCAAGTCTTCCGGCCGTAGCCGCGCATCCCTCGCCAGCCGAACTCCGCGCAGTCGCGGTCCACATCCGCCGGGCGGTAGCCGCGGTCCTGCGCGACGCAAGCGTCAGGAACGGCGTAACGCTGCTGAAGTTGCCGAAGCTGGTCCCGCGTCTCGATGCGCCCAAACCAGAGTTGCCGGTAGCGCGGACCTTGCGCCGTCGAGAAGGCACCGACCTCGACCCACCAATGGTCTTGCTGCCTATCAATCGACATGAAGCGGATCGCCTCGTCGGGGATTGCTTGGCCGGCGGAGTAGGTTGCGGTCGTGTAGCCCGACTTGGTCGTGAAGATCGAAACGGTCTTCTTCTCCACGATCCACGGCCGCGCCTCGCGCTTGGTGCGGAACTCGATCAGCGGCGTCTCGTCGCCGGTTCTGACAAGGTGATTTTGCGCCGCGGCCCACTCTTCGACCAGTAGCCGCATCGGCCGCGAGACCACGGCCTCGACCCGATAGGAGCGGACATCCGCGGGCGCCTTCGCGTTCTGCGCGACGAATCGGCCGGTGCGCTTCCATGCTGCGCGGGTCGCGTCCGAGTCGTCGGTCTGGTGCTGGCAATGCGGACACTTGAAATGCACCGACTCGATCACGCGAGCGACGTCCCACGTTTCGTCATCACGCCGAGCCTTGCGGTCCCACGCTACGCCGCCGGCGATCTCGCCGCGCTCATCGCGAATCGCGAACGCGGCCGGATGTATTCGCTTGCACGCCGGACATTCGACCGACCACTCGCCCTCGTGGCCGGAGCGGAAGGAGGTGTCCTCGACGTTCCCCGTCTCCGCGTCCATGATCGGCGCTTGGCTGACGTTGTAAATCTTCGAGCGCCCGACCTCCTCGAACTTCGAGACGCGAGCGACCGCGTGACCGTAAACCTCCTGCCAGCGCGGGAGCCAGATCTCGTCGTTCACCTTGTATCGGATCGACTGCGACTGCTGGGTCGAAAGGTTCGCCGGATTGAGCGTCAGGAAGAAGCCGCCGAAATAGGTCTCCGTCGTCGTCCGCTGCGGTCCCGGCCGAGGCAGCATCGAGGAGACCGGCTTGCACCGCTCGAGGATCGGATTGAGCCGAGACTTCGCGTGCCGCTCGACCATGTCCTCGGTCTGCATCGTCCAACTAATCGGACCGGGATCGTTGACGATTACCCACGGAATCCAGACATCAGCGACGAGCGTGCCGCCGACTTGGACCGCTTTCCTGAAGTGAACGCGGCGTACGAGCGGATCTTGCAGCGCGTCGAAGATCGGCAGGAGCCACGGGGTCAGACGAGCGTTGAACGGTCCCGGCGTCGCGTAGCTCTCCGGCAGCACAACGTGTTTGCGAGCCCACTCATAGATCGGCGATCGGTCTGGCCGCGGAAGCCGCCACTTCTCGAGGATCTTCGCGACCTCGCTCATGCCGGTTCTGACATAGCCGGCGGCGTCTTCTTCGGCCGTCCTCCGCGCTTGCCGTTCAGCCGCGCAGCCGCGGCCTTGCGGTCAGACTTGACCCGACCGCCGAGGCGACCGAGCGCGACGGCGGCGGGATTTTTGGGTGCGTCGTTCATGACGTGATAAGTTGCAGCCGGTCGAACATCTCTTGATGAAAGGCAGCGCGAACCTTGCGGCGCGTTCCGCAAGTCTCGATCCATTCGCCCCAGTAGATGCCGCCTTGATCGGAGTCAGCGCGGCAGGTCACCTCGAAGACCTTACCGGTTGCGACGGTTCGGTAGCCGGTGAAGTAACCGCCGCGATTCTTCGCGAACTTCGTCTCGGCGATTGTTCCCTTGTAGGTCTTGCCGATGATCGGCGCCTGCATGGTCGAGGTCATCGGATCAGGACCGAAAGAAGGTTCCGGTCTTCGCGCTACGGACCGCGAGAAACACCGCGCCGCGGACGCCGGTCGCGACGTAGTAGCGCGGCTCGCAGCCGCGGGCGATGAGGAGTTCCGCGACGAGCGGTCCGACTTCGAGCGGCTCGACGGTGTAGGTGCGGGAGTCAATCGTGGTGGTCATTGGTCGTTGTTGATTACGGGATGAGGAGAACCGAACCGCTGGGGTTCGTCAACACCTATTTTCAGAAAAACTCGCGGCCAAAATTATCGCGGACGCGGTCGGGAACTCGACGCGACCAGCAGCCGATCCAATGGACTGGCAGCGGCGCCCAAATGCAATGCACCTCGTGGAAGTATTGATCGCTGCCGACCAGCCGCACGCCGAGCGTCGGGTCGGTTTCCCGACCCGCGCCGGCCGCGGCCGCTTCAGCAGATGCCGAGAGCGAGGAGGGCTTCATCGTCGGAGAGGATCATGTCCGAGGAGAGGTCGAGGTAGGCGTGACGCGCCAGCGCCGAGTTGTAGCAGTAGAGGAGCCGGCGTCCCGTGCGGGAGACGAACTCGGTCTCGGTGCCGCCGTTGGCGGGAACCCAGACGTTCTTGAAGGTCGCGATGGCGTTGCGGATCGCGAGGAGGGAGGTGGTGTCGTTGTTCACGGGTCAGAGAGAAACCGAAGCGGTAGGGATTGTCGATAAGTATTTTGAGAAAAAAATGGGGCCGGTTTTGAGGCCAGCCCCGTAGGGCTTACCATCCGTTTGCGATGGCCCACTTGTGAATCCGCTCCACCGTGTCGAAGTTGATCGGAGCATCAACTCCGCTCTCGTCTGAGTGAAGCTCTCCGGTTTCGACCGCATAGCCCAGAGAGCCGGAGAACTTTCCGCGAGTAATCCAGCATTGACTCGAAAACTCGATGCTCGCTGGCGTTACGCTGACTCGGTATCCGTTGATCGTCGTGGTGGTCATTGTCGTTGTTTTTTTGATTTGGTTTCGCTGTCGATGTGCAGACTAGAACCGAAGCGCTGGGGTTCGTCAAGCGAGATTCTGAAAAAAGTTGGGGCGGGTGTTTAGCCCGCCCCGTGGAGATCAGGGAAGCGCAACCGTAAATCCGTGACGACCGATTTCCTTCCGCATCGAGCGACGCAGGATCGGCTCGCCGATTTCAATCGTGTGATCTTTGACCGCAACCGGCGAAAAATTGCCATCGCGCAGGCAATGGCTGAACGGACTGTATTTGTTAAGAAGCTGGATGTCGCAGTTGTAGCGGAACCAGACCTCGACCTCGCCGGTGGTCGCGTTGCTGACAACGAACGTCTCGGTGATTTTTGCGTCGCGGTCATCGCGGGCAAGATCAGCGCGGGCGAGCGCCTCGTTGTAGGAGAGATCAATTCCGGCGGCGGTGACGGCCTCGGAGAGCTTCGAGTGGCGGGAGATGATATTGAGCGTGGTCATTGTCGTTGTTGTTTTTTGTTGGTTGTCGTTGTTGACGAGACAGACGAAAACCTAACCGCTCCGGTTTATCAAGACCTTTTTTCAACTATTTTTCGGACCGTCCGAATCACTCGGCGTCCCTCTGCTCGGCCAGCGCCTCGGCTTGAAAGTTGGCGATGTTCCCAGCGACCACCTCGCGGATCTCCTCGAGGATCGCGCCGCCTTCGACGTTTGCCTCCGCGGCTGACTTGCCGGCGACCCGCGGCCCGAGCTCAACCTCGAGCTTCAAGCGCAGCAGCAGGTCGAGCTTCTGCGCCAAGACGCCGAGCATTTCCTCGACGACTTCGCGGTCGATGACGTCGCCGGACTCGCGCCGGTTCTTCGCCCGAGCGAGCTCGATTTGCTCGCGCATGAGTTCGGCCTTGAGTTCCGAGAGCGTCTTCGTTGCGACGTCGCGCCCGATCAACTTCTCCGCGCAAAAGGCACGCCACGCCTCGACGTTTTCCCGCCGACCGTCCGGCCTTGGCGCTTCGTCCGGGAAGCGTTTGCGCGCATCGTAAAGCGCCTGCCGCGAGAGTCCGAGTTCGTCGGCAAGTTGTTTGATCCCGCCGACCCACGCGCCGCCTGTCTTGTCGGCCTCGAACTCGGAGAGCGCCTTCCGCTCGGAAGCTGTGAGCGTCTTGCCGGCCTTCAGCTTCTTGGTGATGTTGGCGACGTTCGCCTTCGCCAGAAGTTCGGCAGGTGATTGCGCGTTTTCTTCCGGTTTAGAAGTTGAGTTCAATCGAATATTCGGAGCCTCCACGAACTATTTGCCGAATGTACCCCGGATATTTCTGCACCAGTTTCTTGATACACTCTGCCTCCATCCTTTGTGTGCGATAGGTTTTGCAGCCTCCATCATCGACCCAATGCGAGTTTGCCCAATAAATGTACCGACAGCATAGAACTCCTCCTCGATCTCTTATGTGCCGGAGACAAATTTCGTAGTCCTCTTTTACCGGAAACTCTTCGTCGAAGTAATATGTTCCGTCGTTGATGATCCCCATGCACGACGCAGTAACGTAACTCCGAAACAAAAAAGGTTTGTAAGGATAAACCGAACGCAATGCGCCATCAGTCGAAACTCCCCAGATTTTGTAGTCTAGTTGTTCGGTTAGATCGAATAGTTTCTCGAATTCATGCAACCATTGCGCTTCGGTCAATGGTTTGTCCTTCGCGTTGTACTCGTACAGTTTTTTCCATCCCTGCGCCTTGACGTCGTCATCAACGAACACGACGCGGCTTGCTCCACAATTTTTTAAGATCCAGTTTCGTGTTTTCGTAATCCCTTTTACCTCGTCAGGAATTCCGACCACGTTGCGCGAAGTTCTCCGGTACTGGTTTGCCTCCGACTCCGGGACGAAGAGGACGCCCGACTTTAGAATCTTGTCTGTTTTTGTCTCTCCTGCGCGACCCTTGCTTGGAATTGCAATCGTCATTTTTTTGCGCGCTTGAACGGCAGTACTCGCTCCATTCCGACCGCATCGAAAGCAGATCCCGCCTTGTATCCTCCGCGTCGAACTTTCTTGAGGTCGAAGTAGGCAATCATCTCTGCCCACTCTGCTTCGTTCTCTGCAACGATGACGACGTATTCTTTGCTGGGCTCTACTTGAATGCTTTGTTCGTGTATTACTTCGTCGGCCTCCTCGATGATTTTTTCGGCCTCAAGCAGGTCGTCGATTTCCATCTGGTTAAACCCTAGGTCTGCGGCATCAACCCCTGCCTCGGTAAGAGCCTTGAGCACCTCGCCGAGAGTTTCTTCCCACTCCGCAAGTTCCGCGGTCCGGTTATCTGCGATGCCGAACGCCGTTGCGTCGACGCCGGCGAGCGCCGTGCGGACGATCTGGATCTCTGTCCAGCCAAGTTCCGTTGCCGCCGCCAGCGTTCCGTTGCCGGCGAGCACGGTTCCGCGTGAATCGACCACAATCGGCTTTTGCTGACCGAATCGGCGCAGGCTTGCCTTGATCGCGTCAAGGTTTCGGCGGGAATGTTTCCGCGTGTTCGCCGGGTCCGGTGAAATTGAGCCAAGCGCAACGGTTTCGAGCTTCATTTTGTAAATCTTCAGTCAAGAACGTCAGAAAAGTCAGCCGCACTTTTTTACGCTAGGTCTCGCAACC